CTTCCATATGTCATTAAAGAGACAGAACCAGACCGCTTTCAGCGGCCCAGTCGTGCGCAGCACTTATTATGGCGGAAGCCTTCTAAGTACTGACACTTATTTGTCTCTTCTGACTAACTACCAAGAGACCTCTTCACAGAGTCATCCTTGGCCTCCTCTCACTAAGTGGGAGAAGACTTTGGACCTCGGTGGAGGGTTTATTAGTAGAAAGGCTGAGTGGGTAGACAATCCTGTTAGGATAAAATCTACCAACGGCCCCTCCGGATCAATATGGTATGAGTATAGTGGCGATCTTCACGCTCAGTCCAGCGACTCTCGTTGCGGACCGATCGATCTGCTCGCCCCTACAGCCAGTTACATACTGGATGCGGCAGGCACCACAGCTATTGCTCGGTGCATTCCTACTAATCCCATAGCCGGTTTAGGTCAGTTCCTTGGGGAGTTGAGGCAACTCCCAACGAAGTTCACGCTCCATAAGTGGAAGCCTGAAGCTCGTCGGTATCTCGACGGATGGCGTCAAGCAGGTCGCAATGCGAACTCTGCTCGTAAGTTTTCCGTTGATGCTGCCAACGATTGGCTCAACCTTCAATTTGGTTGGTTGCCCTTCGTCAAGGACATCCTTGATTTCGCTATTGCGAGCAAGGATGCTGATAAGATCATAAGACAATTCCAGAGAGATTCTGGTAAGGTTGTCCGTAGATCTTACAACTTTCCTATGGAAGTCGGTGACAATGACACGTCTGTGTATCCGTTTAGCCGTTACGGCGAACCGCCTCCACAAACGTTTCTTGTCAAAACTCCAGGTCAGCTAGTAACCACTCGCAGAACCTCCACAAAAAGGTGGTTCAAGGGTGCGTTTACTTACTATCTGCCGAAGAACAAGCTGCTCGCTATTGAGGCTAAGGCCAACAAACTATTTGGTCTTCGCATCACTCCCGAGCTTCTTTGGAAGCTTGCCCCCTGGAGTTGGGCTATCGATTGGGTTAACAACACCGGTGATGTTATACATAACTGGTCTGCTTTCACAAACGATGGCCTTGTGATGAAGTATGGTTATATCATGGAGACCAAATCGGCCTCCACTGAGTACCTACTTACGGGCCTTGAGCTCGAAGGAGTTCAAGGTACCGTTAGCCCTAATCAAGTTCTGTTACAAGTTAACAAAACTAGACAACGGGCTACACCATATGGGTTTGGTCTTGATCCTGGAGGTTTTAGTGACCGACAGTGGTCAATCATCGCGGCCCTTGGTATATCCAAGGCTCCTCGATCCCTAAATTTCTAGGGAGAATACGCCAGGGCAATTACGCCCGTGACTATCCTAACCGTCCTATTTCGGACAGAAAGAACTTCTGATGGCTTTTGCCGATCCACAGGTTGTCACCATTAATGCTGTCGCGCAATCTATGCCGCGCGTCAGCACTGGGACGAACACCTCATCCTATCAGAAGGATGATGCTTCGTATCAGCTGATTCCCTCTCACTCGTACGGAAAACGTACGCGTCGAGTGATTCGGCTCAACAATACGAAGATCGCCGCTGATCCCTTCTTGCCAGCTGCAAACGTTAAGTTTGCATCTAGCATTTACCTCGTCGTGGATGAACCTACTACAGGTTACACTCGCGCCGAGCTGAAGGCTCAGATCGATGGGTTCCTCGCCTACCTCGCCGCCAGTTCGGGCGCCCAGATCACCAAGCTTCTCGCTGGTGAGAACTAAACTGGGTTTCCACGGCTTTATTCTAGCCGTACTGGTGGTGTTCTACCTTTGGGTACTATCCCATTTTTGGTAAGTACTCGTTGGTAAGGATCGCAATCGCACTCAGCTAAGATGCCATAACTTTCTTTCACGAAAGCATGCCATGAAAAGCTTAGTGTTCTTGCTCGAACAGATACTTAACGATGCAAGTATCTGGTGTAGTGCCTGCACCACTCGCGACTTTAACACGGTCGTGAGACGTGTCGAAAATGAAGGTATTAGTTTCTTGACTATTACCCTCCCTTCGTTTTGCAAGGACTTCGAAAGAAGCCTTGATGACGGAGAGATAGCTCCCATCTCATTCGCTGGTTTTCAACGTCGCGGTTCAACCCGCTATTTTGATAGCAACGGACGAGGAGTGCTCCCCCGATTTCTCGGAGGTTTACTCGAGCTCATCTTCGATAAGTACACAGGTGTCCTTCTCGACAAACCAAATGTAGATGCGATCTTCTTTGTGCGCCAGATTACTCTGGTTTACAAGAAAGTCCTCCTCAGTACAACTGATGAAAGGACACGTCGTGCCTTCAAAAAGTACGTCGAGTGTGAAGAAGAAGTCAGGGCCTTCAGTGATTCCGTATCACGAGATCTTATTGCTCGTTTTGCTGACACTGCTGGTCTTCTTTGGGGTAGTGTTCTTAGTGCTGTGGACCGAGAGGTCTATCAACACGAACACATTCCAAAACACGGCCCAGGTGCAACGGCTGAACGTATCTCCGGAAACGGAAAATACGACATCCGCACCTGGCATACCCGACTCGAGGAGTTCTTCCCGAGTTCCGAGTACGCCATACCAAATCCCGGATTCTTCCGAGATTTAGAGGCTATTGACTTCCTCGATCCTGATGCTGAGAGTCCATCTAGGATTATCTCAGTACCTAAAACGTTAAAAACGCCTCGCATCATTGCTATCGAGCCCGTTTGTATGCAATATACACAACAGTCTCTGATGGAGATGCTTGTTCGGCATCTGGAAAGGGATGACTTCCTTTCAGATTCCGTAGGTTTCACGGACCAAACTCGTAACCAGAATATGGCTATGATTGGGTCTATGGACCTCGAAGGTCGCGGATTGGCCACTATTGACCTTTCCGAAGCCTCTGACCGCGTTTCTAATCTGCTCGTAAAGACCATGTTCAAACCCTATAAGTCCCTTGATGGGGCTTTGCAGGCTTGTCGTACGGTCAGAGCGGACGTTCCTGGCTTCGGGGTTATACCCCTTGCCAAGTTCGCGTCTATGGGATCTGCTACTACGTTCCCCGTGGAAGCTATGGTCTTTTTGACTATAGTCGCATCGGCGTTCATACGTAGCAAAGGACTAGGTGTACACTCTAAGTCGACTAAAACCCTTTTGGGTCATCTTCTTAGAGTTGTGCGTGTCTATGGAGACGATATCATTGTCCCCAAGGACTTGGCATATGATGTTACTCTTGAACTTGAATCTTATGGACT